TTGTGATGGAACATTATTCAAGTCAATTACAATACCTTTAACATTAGGTAATGAAGATAGAACACCACAATCTGTTATTTTAGTTCTAATTTCTGCCGGTCTAATATACAATGTATATATACCTAATTTATTAAATTGATCAGCTGGTAATTTTAAGTTATATAAACCACCTAAAATTTCAACACCTGAATTACCACCAGTTGTTGCATTGTGAAAATATGGTCTTAAAATAGATTTTGCATCTAATTTAGTTAAAACAAAGTTATCTGTTTCATCCCTTGATGGCGTATAATTCAAGATGATCTCTACGTCATCAGGACTAACGTCCGCACTTCTTATTGTTCCGTAATTACCTGTAGCCACAAGAATTTAATTTATATTTAGTTTATTTTTCCTTACCTAATAAATACTTAACTAAGGTCTTTTTTGACATTAAAAAATCCATACCCATATTTTTCTAAGTCCCCAACATTATCAACCTCACCTATCCTTTCAATATATTCTAAGGCAGAGTTTTTACCTCTTTCAATAAAAACATTAGTTTGAACCTCAGGTTGATCAATAACATTTATTAATGCTTCGTTTTTAGTTAAACCAGTCATTATTAAATCATTTTGAGTAAACCCCGATGAATACACCATAAAAAGTGTAAAATCTTCATAATCAAAATAATCAATTTGATTTATTGTATATGCAGTATATAATCCATTTGGATCAGGTCCCCATACAGTCCCAACACTACCTGTAGTTCCCGTTACCTGAATTCCTACCTTGTATTTACCACCGTAAAGATTACCCTTTGGACCATATTGAGCTAAATCATTTATAGTTGATTCTGTATATCCCGTTATTAAAAATGGTATTGTTGTATAATTGTAACTGAAGAAATCATTTATGTCTGTATTTGAATCCCCACTAAAAATGTAATCATAATTAAATGATGTTCCCGTCCAATTACCACCAGCCGGTGTAAATGTTGCAGTACCATTAGGGTTTGATATTATAACATCATCAAATGGTGTTGTAATTGTTTTAGTTATTTTTGAAATACCCCATGGTGATGTTGCGGTCATAGTTATATGATATTCACTATTTGAAGTTGGATAATTATGTGAAATTGGTGAAGTACTTGTAAGTGTTACTTTTGGTGATCCGTCACCCCAATCAACAACATATTTCACTAACGATAAGAATTTTATAAATTCGGTGTCCGAAGTATTATAAAAAGAATACGTATAAGGACTACCCGTGGTTCCCGAAAATAAAAAGTTATTAATTACATCTTTTTGTAAAACCGCACCATCAAAAACCGAGTAATACCCCATATCAACTGCGGTTTCAGTAAACAATAATGATATAGTTAATCCCGTTAAAAGTGAATCACCGTTTGTACCACCCGACAACACATAAGTCATACCTGTATAAACTCCAATATTATCAATACCAGTTACACTTGTTTCCCCTGTTAATATAGGACAACAAGGATCGGTAGTATCATATACATCGGTACCACCGGTGTACTGAACCAATCTAAGATCTCCGTAAATGTTTTCGGGAGATATTTTAAAGTAATATTTTTGTTCTTCCATTATGGGTTTACGTATTCATACCATTTTATTGGTGTCAATGCCTCACCAACTCTTAATGTTGTTGAGGTAGATGACACTTCATATGTCTTGTTATTATAATCTAAGTTTACTTTGTAATAAAAATAGTCTTGGGGTAAAAAATTAAACTTATTTGGGTTTATTAATGGTTGTGGTGTATTAGTCATTACAACATATACACCTAATTTTGCATCAAAAAATTTAGATGACATATAAAATTTATTTATATCGTAAAAGTTTCTGTCCCTTAACCAATAAATGAAAAACCCTTCTTTATCTCCAATATAATCCAATTTGAATTTAGGTTTTCTAATATCTACGTTTGGTAATAATACATTTAAATTTACACTCATAAATTCGCCTTGTTGTACAGGTAATATTATTGTGAAATAAATTTGTTGGGTTTTTTCATCTGTTGTATCGTAAAAATCCAACTTAAAGAATGACTTAGTAAAAGGTTTACTATAATAGTATACCTCCTCATTTGTAAAACCTTCATTTATATAGGATATACCCCAATTTGTTTGAGTAACTGTAGTTGCGGTTATTGATGATACATTATCATAAAAATAAAATTCATAATTTATATCTGTGTTACCATCAATATCAGAATTATGTGAAAAACGACTAATCTCAAAGTCATTTGGTGATCCAATAATTTCCTTAACTATCTCTTTTTGGTATTCCAAAATACTATCATCATGACCCGCAAAATCCCATTTCATTTCAATGGGAATATCCACATAATTATCTGTGGTTGGTCTTATTATTTTAATTTTATTCACACTCATCAATTATAGGTTCTGCAATAACGTTTATGTTTTGTACTCCTATACCTTCTGGTGTTAATCTAAAAATAGTATTAACATATGGGTAATGCTTACCATTCATAAATGGATAGTTAACACCAACACCATTAGTATCTATATAACCATAAGTATATAGATCTCTCCATCTGAAACTATTTGATAAATTAGAATAATATGCATAGTCAGGAATATCTAATATTAAATTAGAGTCGGCCTCTTCAATATAATCGGAATATTCTCTTATAACAATTGGACTATGGGGGTAATAATAATACCCGAATTCATTAGATGGTTGAGCATCAGTTTCAACATTAAATTTTAAATCATTAAAAATTATTTTATTATTATACTTTGAAATTACTCTCTCCGTTTGTTCGTAATCATTCCATTCACAGAAATCACCATCAATGGTATCTCCTGTTACTAAATCTTCATTATAGTAAAATGGACCAACAGGTGGGAATGTATTTGAATTATATTGACCTTGAATTATGTTTGTACTTGAAAGAAAATTACCTTGATCCCACCAAGAATTTGGTAAACCATTATCTAATGGTTGATTAAATTCCCACCCTTGTTTCATACCTTTAGTCCATCCAAAATAACCTTTCCATAATGTAGTGAAATACAATTCAGATATGGGTCTATTTTGATTATCACGTAGTGGTTTAATATCAATATCACAATTAAACGATAAAGTATATGATTGATTACCTTCTTTTACTGAGGCCCTATTTATATTATTTGGAGTTAAGACATCTTTTTCAAATTTTGATTTTGATTCAAATATATTTTGTTCAAATCCCGCCTTTATTAATAAAGCACATTCTGAATTAGTTAAAATTTTATGTTTTCTAACATAATATTCTGACATTGTTTCCCCACTATTACTTTTATTAATTATACGTTTAAATGTACTTGCGGTTCCATTTTGGAACGTGGTACCAGTAAAACCAACATTATAAATTTTAAAAATATATTCTTCACTACCAAACCCATCATCACCAAGTCCATTAACTTGGAAAATAGTTTCACCATTATAATTAAATGGCAATTCAACAAATTCTCCTGTTAGTAACCCATGTTTCATAGGACATTTAAATGTAATATAATTAGCATTGTCATCACTACCTGATGTTATTGTAAATGGTATTCCATCAGATGCCGCCCAAAACCAAGATGCGGTAGTTTCACTATCAATTGCAAATAATGGTTTTGTATAATCGTTATCATACGCATAACTCATATAATGAGTCCAATTATAAGTAGAGGCACTTTTATTTATAAATGTTACATGGTTATTTGGTGGTTGAGTATATCCTACCACATTATTGTCAACTCTAATAAAATCAAATTCAGAATATTGGGGGTAACCTTCCCAAGGGGTATTAGGATTTGTGGCGTAAGATATTGCGTTATTAATTGCGTTTGTATAATACAAATTATTTCTATATGGAACGTAGGTTGTTGATCCAGTGTATTCATTTTTAAATATAAATGAGTATTTAGTTACAGGTCTAAAAATTGTTGATGATTGTCTTTCATCATCAAAAACCTGTTGTAAACTTAAATCAACGTTTCTATCAAATTCAACTATTTCTTTTTCAGTTTGTTCCAATGGAACATCAATAAAAAGATTGGTATCACTTGATCCTTTATATCTTAAACTACCTAATACAATATTTGTTGAGTTGTCTATCATATTATCCTTCGGTATTTACGTATAATTTAACAAACTTATCAATTGCAGTTTTACCATTATTTAACCCAAAATAAAAATGGAATGGAGCTCCAACTAAAACTTGATTTGTAACTTGTGGTGTTGGTAATGGTTGACCATTTACATCAAAATTAGTGATCATACCTAATTTAGTGGTTGAAGATTGAAAATATGGGTCAATATTAAAATCTAAGTTTTGATACCCTTTATGGAAGAAAGGTGAATACGTATACCAATTATTATTTTCAGACCCAAATATATTTGGTGATGTATCTATCTTCCATTGATAATGAGGAACATCTTGTGTCTTTGGAAAACCATAGTAATCTTGTATTAATGGTGATTGACTATATGTTTCAATACCAGGAGCAAACCTTCTTCTATATTTATATTCATCAGTTGGGGTTTCAAAGAATATTCCAAATACAGGTCTTGGTGGTGATTGGTTATCATCACCAAAATATATTGAATTTGGATTAGGGTAATTTTCAAAAATAAATGGGTTAATTTTCCATTCAGAGTTTATTGATAGAGCTTGAGCAAAATCACCATCTATTCTATCCGCCTTTCTATTACTATTAAAGAATTGGATAATACCCTTACCTTCGGTACTACCACCACCTGTTGTTATAGGTAAGATTGCCTGTCTAAATGTATCATTTAATAATCTAGATAAAAATCCAATTTGGATTATATCTGATGTGTCTTGATAAGAAGTAGATTTAACTTGATCAACCATATAACCATTAAAATTTGAACTATTACATATCTCAGTAATAAACTCATCTCTAGGTCCTAAATCAGCAATTGTTGTTGGAAATTGTATTTGTTTTTCATTATAACCTAATCCAGGATATCCAGTAACTATTGATGATGGCCAATTTGGATTAATCAAAGGTTTATTTTTACCAATGAATTCTTGTGTACTTTGTTTCCATGGTGAAGATCTATAATAGAAACCATTAGTTAATTCATTAAAAACAATAACATCATCACAAAAATTATATGTTGGTATAGTAGACAAAGGCGCATATGTTGTGGTTTTATTAAATGAGAACATATATAATGTCCCATTTATCCAATTGTTTTGAAAAACTTGTGCAAATACACCACGACAAGCAGCAAAGGTAATTGTAAATCTTGTTTTCCATTCTAAAAATAATTTAACATCTTCACCATATTCAGTTAAATATTTTTTATTTAATAGACAATAACACCCACCTTTAACTCTACCTTCCGGAACAATACATTGATTTGCAGGTATAATAGATACATTATTACCAGATCCCTGATAACATTGTAATGATACCATAGTATCACAATCAAAAGTTTGTGTTGGACTATCATATTGTTCTCCCGATATCTCAAGTGACATACCTGACCCTGATGTACCTTCGGTACCATCGGAAGTATAAAATGTAAAATTATTATTTTGGTGTACCGCAAAACCTGTTCTTGATCCCGCACCATCTTCAGTTTTTGTAGATGTTGGTAATCGGTCACTTCTCATTACCATTTTAGTTTTATCATTAAAATTAACACCAGGTAATGTATATCTATAATATGCCGGTGAATATAACGCAGATAATTGGTTTGATGGTACATCACCTATTTGACCCTTAGCTTCAGCTCCATTATCAGGAGTGTTTGCATTTTGACTTTCACTACCACAACTAAGGTAACCACCATTATTTTGTTTACCTAAAAATGTACCACCCCCAATGTACGATGGTAAAAAAGCCGGTATCGTATAGTTACTTGATTGTAATATCGTTCTTGGAGTATTAGTTAATAAAGAAGATCCAATAAATTGCCATCCACTAACTGGTTGGTAATCGGCAACACTAAGATCATCCGTAGATAAATAATAATAAGGATAGTTTGAAGTAAACGCACTATAATTAGGGTTAGATCCATCCGCAGGTCCTATATTAAAATTATATGATGGGAAATAAAGATTAGTAGTTGAGTTTGTTGTGGTGTTATGACTTGATGGTTTTAATCCTGTTGGTTGTATAGGGATATTTAAAAAATAATCTCCCTCAGGTGTTATAATATTACCATATGATTTACCAAATATCTTTGATAAATCGTATTTTATCTTTTGTTTTGCGGTATGGACATCAACACCCCTATTTAAAATTATAATTTCAAAATCTGTATAGTTAGTCATTTGATCTAAAGCTTGTCCCGCATCATAAGTATTATAAGTACCCTCACAACAATATATAAATTGGATTCTATGTTTTAAAAATGAACTTGTAGGAAATGTACCAGAGTTACTACTATTACCACATATTGCCTGAAAAGCAGAAACGGTCATACCTGTTATCATCTGATAATATTCCACATCGGTAGGGTATTGTAGATTTCCAACTTCATCTCCACTAATTGATGACGGAATGTTTGAAATTGGTGTTTGGGTAATTATAAAAGGTATCGTATTTCCACTCGGATCATTAATATTTGAAGGGTTCGCATAAGTAACGGATATTGATGTTTGACCTGTTGTTGTTGTACCCGTAATTGAGTTATTACCTAATTGATTTAATGTAGCTCCCGTAATATTAACATTTCCATTGGATTGTGTTGGGTCATTAAAACTAATTGGTTTACCAACTTGCATTTGATCTTTAGTTCCTGGATTAGCTAAAAGAACTATTATTTGATCTTCAAAAAAAGTATTACCATTTAAAGATGGGTTAACAAAACTTTTTATTCTATTTGCACCACCATAAGAATCAAAATATTTATCTCTTGTGTTAAATTCATTTAATTTTTGAGGAAAAGTTGCGGTTGTAGGAAACGCCCAACTTCTTGGGTCATTACCAGCGTTATCCCAAGCCGCAAATAGGAATGGTTGTGGTGCGTGATACAACGCAAATTCATTACCAAATATTGTTGTTTTATTAACCTCATTAGGGTCTGTAGATGATGATAATATATCATAACCAGAAAAAAGTCTATTGTAGTCGGCAATCCCTCTTGCAGCAACCTGAGCAGTAATATCTTGTTTCATTGCCGAAGTAGTTAACGATGGTAAATCACAATTTATGCATGCGGCGGTTGCACCAGGAAGACAATCTCCCGCCGAAAACGGACCATCATTTGATTTTTCTTGATCCTCAATAGGATTGTTTTGGGCATTAGGATGTTGAACATCATACGCACTTGGCATATTAACCGGAGCTAAAAATCCTTTATTTTGAGCAAGTTGTTGTTGGTTAGTATTTGATTGTGCTGAGGTAATTGCGTCATTAACTGTATTTTGATCAATATCATCCTCTAAAGTTGCTGGTCCACAATCACAATCACAACTTGTACATTCAGGATAAGACATCATAGGTAAACCTATTCTTGGGAAATTTTTTATCTTAAGAAGGTATTTTACTGTAAAAGCAATAAATGCTATTGATAAACCTATTCTAAATATAAACGATACAAACTTTGCCACAATTCTTAAAATTAAACCTATATTAACTATAGGCCCACCTGGAACTGAAAACGCAAAATTCTCTAATGTTGAGTTAATCCAATCAATCATTTCCGATATTGCATCATAAAGGAAATATATTCCCAAAACGATTAATATGTACTTTAATACAGGCCACATCCATGCGATAAAGTGAGCAACAAATAATAATACTATTAATGGGTATGCCAAAATACTCATAAAGACATTAAAAATGAAAAATATAGCGTCAAAATTTTTAATAATGTCGTTAGATGGAAATGTATTTACCGTTGATTTACAAGCTCTATTATCAATTTCTTTAATACCTAAGTGTCTTCCTCTTCCAACCCCATTTTTGTATCTGTCAAGGAACATTGCCGTAGTGTAAACTTTATTGTAGTTCATTTCATAGAATGTATCCTCACAATTGATTGCCGAAACTGGATCAACATAATCATCCCAATCTAAACTAAAACTATACGATCTCAATAAATCAAAATAACCTTGTGGAAAGAATGTAAAATCAAATTGTTGTGGTTGTGTATTATCAACAGGATTTGAATCTATTGATATTAAATCACCAACATTAACAGGTATAACCATAGTATCACCATAATATGGTAGTCCGTTAACATAAACGGTAAAAGTGTCGGAATTAGTCTTCCCATTAAATAGTAACCCACCTTCAGTAAATGGAGGTAACGGATCACTTGTAATATTACCAGCAGTTGTATTAAATATTGTTGAAACTGCTGAAGTTGGATCAAACGGGTCTGTACCACTGGTATTCCAACCATGTTCTTTAATATTTGGAACTAAAAAATTTGCTCTCTGAAAATCATTCTGTAACCCACCTTCATTACTCCATTTAAATTTAAATCTATACCTTCCTTTTGTTGGTATTCCTTTTGTTGGGTCATTTGATATTACTTGTTCCCCAAATTCATTAGTTATTATGTAATCCAAATTCATTGGTACATTTGCTAAAAAAGACCCATCACCATCTATAATTTTACCATCTTGTTCAAATTTATATTGTTCAAGAACTGGAAAATTATTTTTATCAGGGTATATTGTTTGTCTAATACCCAATATTTGTCCGGGCCCCGCAATTAATTCACATAAATTTCCTGTATTATTTTTTGGTTTACAATTTGTTTTAAGTGAATCTTCATTAGTTGTAGAAATAAGAGACCCAATAAAAATAGCGGTAGGATTAATCGTTACATTTGCCTCATTAGTTAAATCAAAATCAACTCTTGTAATACCTATTTGACAAATATCTTCTTGACCCCAAAGAGGTGATATATCAACATTTCTATTTACTGTTTTTATCTGTGGTAATTCACTTAAATTTGATGACGATTTGAATGTTGATCCATTAACTTGTGTTTGAGTTGCTTGACCCGCATTAATTAAATCTTGTGGTGTTAATGAAAAACATCCAATATCCGATAAATCAACATCCATAAAAACGGTTTGAGCTCCGATTGGAACTCCAAAAATCATATAGTCACCACTATCGTTTGTTTTTACGGTATATTTGTAATATTTGTCATAAACTTCAATATATGTTTGGTCTGTTAAAACTTCTTCTCTATTTGGAAATGTCCCTGTTGCAGCATGAATACTATATGATGGATCATGAGGTAATAAATTATATCTATACCCTAACTCATTATTATCTGATAATGTTTTATATGGATATAATTCAGATATTGTGGGATTTAATTCATCTTCACTAGATAATGGTATGAATATGGATACTTTCGCATTTGGTAATCCAAAACCACCATTAACAATAACTCTACCAACTACAACCCCATAGTCAGAACACACCTTTGTATAAAGGTCTGATTGATTTATTTTTAAAGATAGGATCTCTAAAAAATCAAAATCTTGGTCTAATTTTACATTGATGTATTTGTCAACCCCTACTTGAGTCCTTATTCTATATGATTTTGGCATTAAAGTCTTTTTTGATAAATAGTTTATTTCCTATTTTCAAAAAATAGTTCTAATTAAAAAAAAATAAATTATTAGGAAAAATTAACCGTACTTAAATTAATGACCCTAACATTAATATCTTTGTTAGGAAATCTAATTTGATAGATTTGAGTAGGTTCAGCAAAAATTGTATCCGCAATTAATTGAATTTGTTTAGTTGCCGGATCTGAATATTTTTGAGATGTTTGATTTGAAGAGTATTGTCCCCCAACTTTATTAAAGAATTCCATATCAGAAATACTTATTATTCCATTTTCCGCTTGGATTAATCTTCTTAACTCAGATACCACAACATTTTGACCTAATTGTCTTGTTGTAGGACTAAAGTATGTTGAAATAATATCAATGATTTTAGATACGACCGCACCTTGATTTTGACTAGCATCTAATACAACATCAACATTAACCGCTAAATCAATTGGGTTTGCACTTTCTATTGAAATGTAGTCGTTAATCATCCTATAATTTGATAGGTAGTTTGCAACATTACTTTTTAATGTATTAGAAACCGTATCAGTTAAATTACCACTTGTGTCGTAAGATAACATTTTTATCTTTATCATATTATTCTCTTCCGTAATTGCAACTTTTGCTGGTGCTCCGAACTGAGATGGCATTGTTCTAATAATTGATTCGTAGTCATTTATTGTAACCGCTCTGTTTTGTGCTGAGAAGTTATAGGATACCATATTTCTTACTTCTTCAAGTGTTGGTGCATTTGCCCCTCCAATCGCTGCAGTAACGTTATTACATTTCAATGTATTAATAACAGATCTGTTAATACTTTCTGATGGTCCATTAACAAAGAATGAAACCGTACCAATTTGATTGATTACATTAACACCTAAATTAGTTGCTTGTCCACCACCAACTCTATATTGTATAAACAATGTTGTGTTTGACTTTAGAGCCGCACCTAAAGCTAAATTATTAGAATATTTATTTAAATCAAATCCTTTACCTGATCTT